TCTCAATGACCTTTCTGGAAATGGCTGCATTATTTAATTTCATGTTCCTCATGGAAATGCTTATATTTTTCTATAAGTCGTTTATAAATCCTTGTAAAATCAATGGTTTTAATGTGCTAATACTGATTTTACACCATTTTTACACCATTCTATAATTAGCTGATTTTTTGGAATGCTCTGCACGTATTTATATCGTTCATCGTACTTTCTAACAACTTAATGTCACTCATTTTTTTATCACTTAAAACTTCTGTATAGATATCCATGGTCATCTGAATATTTGTATGTCCAAGATATGATTGTACTGTCTTTGGTGGGATTCCTGCCTCAAAACAGCGTGTGGCAAATGTGTGTCTGAATGTATGCGCACTAAATTTTGGCATCAAAGGCTGATTTTGAGATGCTCTAATTTTATTAACATTATTTCTTACTGTACGTATTGAACTACCAAGTACTTCATCCATCAATGGTCTATTATTTCTTGTCACGAACAGGAGCTTACCAAGAACGTCAGAGTCATAATCAATCGGTGGCAATGTGTTGAGCTGCTGTACTTGATCTTCAATTGCTTTTCTACATATGGAATTCATCGGTACGGTTCTTATACTGGATTTAGTTTTTGGTATGCTGATTTTGTATCCTAAAAAATCATCTTTTGAAGATTTTCTAAAATAAGTTAAAGTTTTAGTAACATTTATAGTATTATTTTCAAAATCAATATCATCTAAAGTAAGCGCTCTCAGTTCTCCTGAGCGAAGTCCTGTATTAACTGCGACAATATATAGATTATAATAGAAGCATCCTTTTGCCATAAAGAAGAAATCTCTTTGATCCTCACGGGATAAGGTAACGATTTTTCTTTTGTCAGTTCCGATTATTTTTATGCCTTTTGCCGGGTTTTTAGTACATAAATCATTATCCATAGCATAAGAGAATAAATCGCACAAAACTGTACGTATATTATTGACTGTACTTTTATGTAACCTTTTACCCAGCCCGTTAAGTAAATCTGTTACCATCAATTTAGTAATTGATGACAATGGCAATCTGCCTAGCACAGGTTTTATATAGCAATGGTATGTACGTATATATATTCTAATTGTACTTGGCTTCAGAACAGGTTCTTTATATACCCTCATCCACTTTTCATACCACTGATCCAAAGTCATATTGGAGTCTACTACATTGTTCTTACTGTAATTATCTACAACTTCACTCATTAATGCATTTTTAACTTCTTTTAAAGTTATCCCGTATACGCATCTACGCTTCCCGAACCTATCTGTAAATCGGGCTTGATATCTACCGTCCTTTCTCTGTGAAATGCCCTTTCCGAGTTCTTTACCTTTTAAATCTTTTCCCATTATACATCATCCTTTCAAAAAGTCCGTATGTACAATGAGGCAATTTTCTACATTAATCATATCATACATACGGACTTTTTTCAATTATAAATAGACAATGCTATCTAAATATTTTTCAAACTTCTGTCTTTTTATCAGACACCTATTACCGGAGTACATAACAAAAGTACATCCCGGTTCTTTAACAAGCTCACGTAGCTTATTCTTTCCTATATTAAAATATTGAGCAGCCTCATCTATAGTTAGAGCATATTTCTCAGATAATGCGATCATCATCTTCTACTTTCCAAAATCCAAGTTGATGCTCCAGATCTTCTATTAATTTAGTATTGTCACTCTGAATTACTACTTCAATTGTTTTTGGAAGTTCAAATGATAACACTCCTAAAATAGATTTAAGATCTATAATATATCTTCCGAATTTTCCATCAATATCGCAATCTTTAAACTTATTTGCAATAGATACAACAGTCGTAGCGTCTGCTGAATTATTTAGTCGAATTTTCATAGTTATCCTTTCTTTTCAAATAAAATAATATACTATACATGGTTGTATTTAATGTATAGCATTCATACATATAACCATATACATTTTTCTTTAAAGAGGCACTAACCATATACGGAGTGCCTCTTTTTTTTACTTTTAATCATCATATTCCCATTCACGAGTGTGTCTATTGTAATGACTATTCGCTTTGCACCGGAAATCATATTGAGCAGGGTCTCCTTTACGAAGTGGACACTCATTACAATGGACACGATTATTTTTATCATATGTGCTATATTTTTCGCATATAGCTTTTTCTCTGTCTGTTGTAAGCATAGTTACACGTCCTTCACCTCTAATTTTTTCAAGTCTTCAATGCCCCAAGGTGCTTCATCCTCCCATTTAATGAAGTTAAACATATTGCCATACATATCTCTTGATACATAAAAATAATTACTATCTTCAGTTATCCAAAGTTCATTCATAGAATTACGTCTTGGTTTATTATAGTAAATATAAAGATCATTATTGATATCTCTTGCAATATATTTACAATTAGACAGAAGGGCATCAAGGAAGTTCTTTTCTCTTGATGTAATTGTAGGTTTCTCTACATATTCTGATTCAGCCCATTCACGTAATCGATCGGAGCATGCCTGTGAACGTCCAATATGTTTACCACAACCATCAAACATGCATGATTCACATGATATATTACTACAATAAGCGATTTTATTTTCTTTTGTTACTGCTATACTCCTACCATTACAAGCAATATCCAAAATCTCTTTAGCAAATTTCTCTCTATTCTTCATAAGCGTTTGCACCTCTACTTATTCTTTGTTGTGCTTCCAAATCCACCATTTCTTATGCCTGTTGCTTCATCATCAATAGTAATACCATATTCTAAAAATACTCCCTGCACAACATTGTCACCTCCTCTAATTGTACATTCTTTATCGCCATTATTTTTCAGTTTAACAAATATATGTCCTTCGTTATCGCTGTAATAAAAATCTGAATCCACAATACCTGTTTGGTTCATAAGATTTAACCCATATTTGAATCCTAATCCACTTCTAGGATATAACATCAGAACCAAATCTATGTCCATTTCACATCTGATCCCTGTAGGAATTTTAATGGTTTCACCAGGCTTTAAAGTAAATGTCAAAGGACTTACAAAGTCATATCCTGCGCTGCCTTTTGTTGCTCTTTTAGGTAACGTAATTGCATCATAAATATCCTTAATATTTCGCCTAGTTGACATATTTAATTCAGGAACATTAAATGTATCAATCCAATCTTTTTCAAACTGTCTGTATGTAACTTTCTCAAATCTTGCTACTCTTTTTGCCATATTATTAATCTCCTTTTTGTATATAATTTAATGTATATATTATCTGAGTATAACTTTATATTAAATGAGCATTTTGCAATTCTTTTAGTTTAGTTTGTGCTTCTTCATACGTAAAAAAGTATTTTTTACCAATATCCTTTTTAGAAATATAATCCAGGTGACTAATAAGGTTAATCGTGTCTATATAGTATTCTTTCTTACTACTACATCCATAGTCGTTACAATGGTTACATTCATCACTATATCCATCGTGTTCTATTCCTTTATGACATTTCGACCATCTAAAATCAATATAATAAAGTATTATATCGTTACTTAATTTTATTGATTGTTTAATATTGTCAGATTGTTCATAATTTGCTAATTGACGAGCAATTTTATTAAGAATTTTCCATCTTTTGTTTTTTGCAAGTTGCTTAATTGTAAGTCCTTTATCAGATGGATAACCGTCTGGGTGAAACAAAATCTCTCCATTTTCAGTAACGTAAGTTAATCTTTCGATCCGCATTTACAAATCTCTTTTTTTAAATATTCAATATATTCATTCCATTCGCCTAATGAATGAATGTATTCTTTAGTTTTTAAACATTTTTTCTTCATATCTTTTTTCAAATCAATTGTCCTATACTGCTTACTTTTTTGAAGTTTATTGGTCAAAAAAGCATCTGTTACCCTAGAGATTAACAAGTAATCCTTACTGTCCATAGAATCCAAAATAGCGTTGTATTCTGCTAAATCTTCATCAGGAATAGGGTAATTACACTTGGGTAAGTTCTTAGTCGAGAAAGGACTAATATCAGCTCCTGCAATCGCAGGTTTAAGAAAAAGTGCTATGTATTCTAACTTGCGAGCATGGAACTTAAACTCTATTTCTTTGTCGTTTTCCATGATACTTCGTACAGTTCCTTCATCTTCAAGTGCCTTATATAATTCTTCATAAGTTTCATGTTCCGGTAACCCAATATCATTAGCTATAGCTTTTAAAATATTGTGTCCTCTTCCTATAGATGGAATGTAAGCTACAAGAGTAGAAAACCCATAATGATATATTTGAGCGCCGCCATAACACTTAATATAAATATCATCAAAGCTTGGATCTATTCCTCCAGAATCATCTCTGGGATAATCATTGGTACTTTGATCTATTGCAGCTTTTAGTCTGTAAGTACCTTTATATTTCATTAGATATTTTGCCATTTAAAACCTCATTCCTCATATTGTCTTAACTCATTAATAAAGGTAACAAAAACGCCCATAAGCACCATGCTGAATGCGTGACTTCAATGCCTACAATTACTGCTAATGCAGTTGAAATCCATGCTGCTGCTTTTGTAAATTCCATAATTAATTCTCCTTTAATACCATAATAACTGCATTACACATACCAATAATCCTTTGAAATTTTTCATCTTTTGAATGAACGTTTGCGCTAGACAAGGCATATCCATTTTCTGCAATTTCTTTTATTGCTGACATCCATTCAACAACAATATTACTACCAGATTTTTCCTGAGACATTTTTTTATCTGGTGGTGATACATAAGGCAATTGTTGCGGCCTTCCTGGTGTCATATCTGCTTCCTCCATTAATTCTCCTTTATGCTTTCCATAAGTTCGCCACGAATTTTATCATACATTTTATGTAACTTAGGATTCACAAAAGTCATCCATTCTCGCCGTTTATCCTGTATCATAAGTGCTCTTAACATAGTTCCTGAAATAGGTAATTCTTCACGATTAATGATTAATTCGGTTGTGTTCTTTAAATCTTTCTTATCAAACCATCCGCTCCGGCTATCATCATTACCATAAATCATTACATCTGGATTTTTATAAATATACCGATCCACATTTTGAAGAAGATATCTACCCCAATCTGGTGTGATATCATTTTCATCAGTAAGGTCTGATAATGCATAAATCATAATATTCGGATTATCACCATACACTTCACGTATCATCTTGATTCTAGTATTGACATTCAAAGGATTACGTTCTGTCCCGCATTCTTGAGCGCTACCGACGAGAATAAGCATTCGATCACAAAGTAATAACCCAGTATCAATAAGTTTTTCATGGCCTTTATGGAATGTTTGAAAACGTCCACAAACAAGCCCAACATCATATGGTTTCATATTATTTCTTCTCCTTTTTAATTCCAAGCATATGAATAAATGGTATTAAGAACACAATGAAAAGAACGATATATATAATAATTGCTGCAGGAATAGTAAATATAATTACGATAGCAGTATATATTTTCCCAAACCAGTTTTTATTTTGGAGCCACGTTTTATATTCTCCTATTGGTAATAATTCATCTATCGCGCAATTAACCACTAAAACAATTGTGAAATAAATTTCGATTAAAAAGAATGATGTAAATACTACGTCATCCATTATGCTACCTCCACTTTTAATCCAGGATTAAATACCGGGATCTTCTCTGATTTAAAAAGGCATCGTTTGTGCATTAAATCAATCTTAGTTTTTACATTCAGATCGTCAATCTCTCCTGTGCGAAGATATCTGTCCAGAACTTCATATGGGAATCCTAAATTGTCTTCATCTGTCTTTCCACATAATCCATCAATTGGAATCTTTTCAATAAGCTCTGTAGGAAGCCATAATTCATATCCAAGTTTTTTAACTTCATATACAGTTAATTTTCCTAACGGACTAAAATCACCTGCCGAATCACCATACCTGGTTTCATAACCGACATATGATTCTGAAAGATTACATGTATTTGCTACTCTTCCATTACAAGACTGAGAGACAGCATATAATGTAGACATTCTAATACGTGCCGGAAGATTTATTTTTGTCTGTTCGCTGATCTCGATTCCTGAGCTTTCGAGTCTTGACAGTACACTTCGAACCGTATCTCCAATGTTGATTTCGTATGATTTAATATCAAGAAATTCACAAAGCTTGTACGCAGCATAAATATCTTTCTGCTGACCCTGTGGCATCAGTACACCAATTACACGATCTTTTCCAAGAGCTTCTACACAAAGTGCTGCTACTACAGAAGAATCTTTTCCACCAGAGATTCCTACAATTGCATTGCAGCTGGGACCATTCTGATCGAACCAGTCTCTGATCCACTGTACAATTTCATTCTTGAGTTCTTTAAAATATCCATCGTAATATTTCATCTTATAATCCTCCTAAACAATTAATATATTGTTTAATACCGCCATTATCATATGTTTTAGTAACTAATACGGCAGACACTGTTTGTCCTATTCTTCCATGATATTTACGATATGTACTTTCATCACTAAGAGAATATTCCACTCCGTTATAGTCTACCGTAATTTCATACTCGGCATAATCTGTCCGAAATTGTGGGACATGATTAATTATACCTATGAAACGAGTTTCTTTCGGCTTATAGTATTCATTAACAATTTTGACTTTTACACTTTCTTCTTTCTTATCAATACATTTAGCGCAGCCAGTCAACATAAATGCACTGATAAGAAGAAGAATTAATATAGTAGCTGCTTTTTTCATTTTGATTCCTCCTGCAGTTCATTTCTTACTTTCATAAGAATTCTACCAAGCCTGTTTTCTCCAATACCATTAACAGTTCCCCAAGTTGTATCTCCCCATGTATTTCCTTCTTCCAAATGTTCATCACCTGTAGCAAGTAACTTTTCCTTAAGGTCTGGATTCTGAGTGAATTTAGCCAGTACGATTTCATACATTACTTTATCTTTTACTTCTTCCCAATCTGATCTCAAATCAATCTTTCTGCCTGTTGCCTTTGCCTCTGATGGGCTAGCTTTAGAAAATAACTGGAATCTTAGTCTACGATTCTTTGTTTTCTGAGCTTGAAAAGCTGCTTCATTATTTGTATAGTCCCATCCGTTGTAACTTACCGGTGCCATATAAAAGTTACTTAAAAAGTAATAATCTCCAGTAAAACTATTAATCATTTTAAATGCCCTCCATTGGTTTCCATTGTTTTCTTCTCTTACTCTGCATCTTCCAACCAGACACTTTTAATCCTCTCACATGATCCCATGAATCTGTTTTTCTTTTTGGTTTTATAGGTTTGAGAGTAATACCATATTCATTTCTTACTTCTACAATCTCTTCTGGTGTAATACTTTTACGCTGATCCGGCACTGTTGAAGCCCAATGAATATTCCAACCATGATGTTTATGATACGTACGATAATATTTCTTCTTATATTTCTTAGTAAGCTGATGAAAATCCCGTACATTACCATGATCGTCTATAATCAAATATCTGTGATATTCGTGAGTGCAAATCATAAAATCCCAATTATTATCTATTTTTAAATATTCATCATCAAAATAGTTAAATGAATGGTAAAAATTAATACTTCTCATACTGTATGGGAACTTTGACTTAAAGTATGTATACAGTTCTTTAGTCCCTTCTACACATCCTACATATTCCCATGGGAGCCATCTGTATATAATGTAATTAAAATGACTTTCTACACATTTTGTATGTTGTATATAAATATGGTACTCTCTCATATAAAACTCCTACTGTCCTTTATGTCTTGACATATCGACTGTTGTTTTAAAATATTTACCAATTGTTGCAATTGTTGCACAAATAACAGGGATCATTGGTTTCGTAAATCTAGTTGTATTAAATATGATATTTAATCCATTAACCAATGCGTCCCCTACAAAAAATTTCAGTATACATCCACCTATGTAAGCAAACATAAATGATAATGCCGGACTAATAACAAGAGTGAAAATCGCAAGGATGATTACTGTAAACGCACCTATTCCTTCTAATGTATTATCTTTTCTGTTCATTCATCCAGCCTCCATAATTCCACATCATAATCTTTAAGTTCCTCTTCAATGATTTTATAAACCACTTCCCAGTCTGCTCCCCCTCTTACACAACCAATCTTATACGGAAGTGCTACTGAGGTTCTACAAAGATCTTTTCCTTCTAGTCCATTTTTTTCACGCCATACTCCAAAATGTTGCGAAATATATCTTAAACCATCTCTAAAAGCTTCAAGATCTGTATACTGTTTACCATCATATCCATATTTATTTTGTGCGAATAAAGACAATACAATTTGACCTCTATCTTTCAATAAATATGCATCACATGTTCCGAGTAGTTCTTCCGGCTCGAACTTACAAAATTCACAAAACTTTCTATAGTGTTTATAAATACCTTCATCATAATCTCTTAATGCTTTAGCAACTCCAGATCCCATAACACCCTGGCAGTTAACCTGATGAATTATAAAATCTGTCTTTGCATTAACAATATTACCTTCAATAATTTTAATCATAAATCTTTTCCTATAAATCCTGAAATGTAAACTTCTCGCCACAGGAGCAAATCACTTCTCCAATAGTTCCGATTGATGTTGGTGTAAAGCACCATGTAAGAGAGCCGCCTATGCAACCATGTCCCATTGCTCTCTGTTCCATAGTTTTCAAACCATGTTTCTCAGCATCATGTTTTAATTCCCACTCTCTGATTTTCTCTTGTTCTTTTTCTGAAATTGGAAATCCTCTGTACAGATCCTCTTTCGCTTTTTTCAATTCTGCTTCCATTCTCTGCATTTCAGAATCTTTATAATGCTCATCTTTGAGCTTCTTGTTTTCTTCTTCTAAGTATTTAATTCGTTTTTCATAAGTATCTGCTTTATCAACAATCCCCTGACAAAGATCTGAAACTGAATCCGTAAAATATGTACTACTCATTTTTATACCTCCTTCATTAAATATTTCATTGGAACCCTTTTAGTCAGCCAAACTCCATTTTTAGATAAGTAAAATTTGTATCCATCTTTGTACATCTGTTCACTATTGATAGAATAAACAACTTCTTTACCATGTCTCTTGCCGACAGCTTTGGCGGTTTCAACATCTTTTGACAAATGAACATATAAACGACTTTTAGGAATCAATCCATTTTGATCGATAGACGCTATATATTTCTCGCCAGTTCCATGATAAAGAATTTTAGGTGGCTCTTTCTCTTCCAGTTCTACATCTACCGGAATTGAATGTCCCTGATTCGCTCTGATCAATGTCTTGTCATCATTGAAAGAATATCGCTGCTTATTGTCAGTCCGTACAATTTCCTCTAAAAATTCTTTGTTGAATCCGGGATTGTTTTTAGCGATACCCTGAATCAGTTCTTCTACATTCGCCCAACCATGTTCATCTATAGTAATACCAATAACTTCAGGCTTATGTCTTAATATAAGACTTATATATCTACTAATACTTTGTAAATTCATTCTCTTTACTCCTCTTTACTCCATAAATGATGAAACGTGTACAGTTACAAAATCACTATGTGCACGAATATAATCCAAAGTTTTTACTGTATCCTCTACAATTGCAATCTGAGACGGCTTAAGCCCAAGCTTTTGTTGCAGCGTCTGAAGCACAGTAAGTTTTTCTGTCTTTTCTAAAGTAAAATAGATATTATCATCCGGAAGGCCGTAATTATCTTTGATAAAAGCTCTTTTGCCGGGGATCTCACTGAAAGGACTCTTTGAACAGGTATATACTTTATCAATACCTTTCTTCTGAATAAACTCTTGCATTAATTTAATCGGACGTACATCTTTATACGGATTCTCACCGGAAGCTACAAGTCTATCCCATTCATCATCAGTCATACTGTGACTCAGTTCTGAAAATTCATATGGAGCAAGCACACCGTCCACATCCATTACTACAATTACATCATCTTTTAATAAATAATCTGTAATTTTACTCATCTTTGTTTCCTCCGTTTAATCTTTCTCTAATGTCTTCAAATGTTTCTTTATTGCAAGCTTTCCCATCTACAAATACGGTACTTAACGCTCCGTCACGAAATACATCATTATACCCGTCTTCACACTGTAATTCTCCATTGTCATCGTAATATATACAACAACACCCTTTATGAGATTTTTTCAAATGACTCGTATCGGTTTTGGGATCTTTATAAATCATAATTGGTTCACCGTTGACGATTCCATATGTAGCTTTCATAGCAATGCCAAACATATCTCTAGTTACAACAACCATGTATCCATCAGGTTCTATAACTGCTGAGAAGCAAAATGCTCCGACTCCGAATACGATATTGTTTGCAGCAAATCCTTTTTTCTTCAGTTCTTCCCATACCTGCTTTACATTATTAAGAGTACATCCGTCTCCATAGATAATTCCAATGTGAGAATCAAGTACTTTATATCCTTTGCTATTTACTGTTCCGCCGAATGTATTCCAAAGCTTTTCAATTGTCTCTACAGCAATTTCTACCATATCTCCGGAATCTGGACGGACCAGAAGTTTGCCATTATGCTGCATGATTTCTTTTTTACAAGCCGGAAGAATATTATCAATCATGTTCCAGTAATCATAAGTGTCAGATACCATACTAAAAGATGCATTAGGATATAGTTCCGTAAGTAGTCTTTTTACAAATGTGATTTCATCACCGTCTACTGCATAATTTGAAGCCATAACTGAATGTTCTG